CTTCTTCTTCTTCTATTTCCTCTTCCATTTTTTCTTCTGCTTCTCTGGCTAATGCTGTCATTTCGTTTACCTTCATTTGTATAGGATGCTCAATAGTCATGGTATTATATAGACAAGATTTTAAGGCTTCTATAGAGAACATAAAGTGGATAAAAAATTCTTCGGTGTGGACATTGAACCCCTGCATAGCCAACCTTTGTATTAGACCTTGAGCATAATTGTCTATATACGCATCAACAAAATTTCTCTTGTTAGCAGTAATTTCTTTCTTGGTTTCATCTGAGAGACCAGCCCGAGCTTTACTCAAATCAAAGACCCCAGGAAACATCACCACGTTGTTTGAATCGGTTGTGTCGTCTGTTATCATTTAATAATCCTTAGTAAGATGGTGCTGCTATTTATTCTTCCTGTGAGATGGACTTCTTTGGTTGTTAGCTCTTTCAACAGTTTTCTGAGTATAATCTTACCGCCATTGAGGCACTTATCAATGGTATCTCTTGGCTTCCGTAACTTTTTGGCGACGGATGTAGATGGTACAAAGTTGAGGATGGTGCAACCCTTGACCGATAGACCACCTCGGTCTACTGCTCGGTACACTCCGAGTGTCCTGTACTTGGTATTATAAACCCACAACTGGTCTGCACCTACAATCTGTGTTGGTGTTATGGACACTAACTTGAGTGTCTTGTCCTTTTCCTGATACTTGAGTTTGGATGTGAGCTGTAATGCGGTCTTCTGTTTCTTCTTCCTCGGTTTCTTGACCGTCGTTGCCTTCTGATTGGTAGCCCACCTCTCCGCATCTGAAATGATGTCCAGTATGAACGTTAGATATTTCTTTGCATTGGTCTTTGTTAGACCATATGACCTACCCAACTCAGACCTAGGCTTGTCGAACACCTGTTGTATTTCACCCAAGAGGGGCTTGTAATATGTTGCGATTTTGTTTGATTGCATCGCCTTGACTTTGTTGGTCTGTAACCATTCGTACATGTTGACTTCAGATATGAACCCATTCTCAAGAAACTCATCAATATGGCTTTCAACTTCACCAATGTAGTTGGAGACCTGTTCACGTATTTTCTGTTGGATGTTGGGTTTGTGTTTGGTTTTTTCCTCTTTGAGTACCTGTTTGGTTTTTTCCAGTTCCTTCCCGTATTCCCGGAGGGCTACTAACTCGTTTGACAACCAATCTGTGGATTGTTTGGAGAGTTCGCCATTATTGTTAAGTATCCAACAATGCTTGCCTACGCCAATAAACTTCCAGTCTTGAATTACTGAGAGTACTTTGCTATTCTTCTTGTCATATAGCAGGGTTTCTTTCTTGAGTTTTTTGGGATTCAGGGTATAGTTTGCATACAACATTGCCGTGGTCAATTCACGGTCATAACCGGCATGACTCAGCACCAAATGCTCAAAATTTGGCACCGTATACCCAGCTTCATTCCGTTTTTGTCTCTTAACCATTTCCTACTATTATACTATATTATCTTGTATTAGTCAAGTCTTTTTTCCCAATACGAGGCGTAGAATGACTTCAATTCGTCGTCTGTTCCTGATATTGGAATACCAAAGTTACTCATATCCTGCATCACTAATTGTTCCAATTCACTCAACACAGGAATATCACTATAGGTCTGCATAAGCCGACCTGTCGGTTTGTGGTTCCATTGTTGGCGCCTGTACCATTATTGAATTCAAGAAATTAGTCCACTCTTGACTTCTCACTTCCCAAGAATAAAACCTATCAAAATACATTTTTTGGAACCTTAGGTTATTTTGCACCTCTGAGTCCCAATAGTGTTCAATTGCTGCATTAAGAACGTTAGCGTGTAACTTAGCGTGTATTTCATGGTTTTCATGGAAGTCATACGTCCATGCCATGTTTGCACAGGTCTCAGGCAACGCTGCATAATTAGGACACACGGTCACACACTTTGCGCTCATCGCTTCAAGAACAGAAATACAAGAGGTTTCTGGCCAAATTGACGGGTATGCAAAGATATGTGCTTTCTTTAGAGCCTCTCTAACTTCGTCATTTGAAACTGCACCGTGATAGTTGATTTGTGGATGTTCATTACAATAATCAAATAGAGGTGCAAATGCTTCATCTTTTTTATCCCAACCATATATAGAAAAACTAGAATAGACATCAAGAGTAACATCTGTGTGTTTTGTTGAAATCAAATCAAATGCTGACAATAACACGTTCAACCCTCTATGGGGGGTTGTGTGATAAATTATGTTAATGGGTTCTTTGGGTCCAGGTTTTTTATGTTCCTCAATAGGGTAGATTGCATTTTTCAATACAACACCCTTAGATGGGGGAATTCCATGGAACCATTCATACATCTGTTTCTGCCAGTTTGACACGTAAACCAAACGCCTGAATTGGTCCAAACTTTCTGGATTTGCTAGGTGTGCTGATTCTGGGTCATCTGCGGTGTCATGTAACCATAAAACTCTTGGTTTGTCTTCAAGTTTTCTGACCCTAGATTGGATGATTTGATACTTATCAAGCAACTCTACTGATACGTTCTCTTGCAACCATTTCATCATAAGTTCTGTGCCACCCATAGCATTTCCGGTGGGTGACACTTCATTAAACGACCATATATCATTCACGGTATTGGCTTCATCTAAGCCTGTCACATTCAATTCTGTCATTCATCTTCTCCATTGCGATAATTTGGTGGACCTACAGGTGGTTGGAAACTTTCATGCCTATAAGCCCGAGCGTTAGACCAACCATCATCATATCCTTCTTTGTATTTATCCTTCATTGCGTGATTAATTTTCTGTTCCAAGAAATCTTTTACCTCATCCTCTAGGGATGGTAGTAAATTCTCAGTAAGTTGTGCAACTACAACACCCCTAAACTGAATGTCCTTGTCAATGACCTTAAACATTGTTTATCCTTTTATCCATAGGTTAATCCTCTTTCTTTTCTATATAAAAATTCATCAAATTCTCTAATGGCATATTCAGCAACCATATTATCGTCGTTGTATACCCATATGGGCATTAACATTTTTTGTATTATATTCTGTCATATCACTATCAATATAAGGCATACCTTCTAATTTCTTTCTTCCGTCCCTTGAAGATTTCTCCCAAATCAAATCATTACCTTTTGGATAATTTAAGTTCCATTCTACATTTGATTTCTTTAGAAGTTTTCTTGCTTTCTTATTAAGAGGAAGTATATAACGAAATTGTTTTCCATATATCTTAGTTATACCTTTATGATCAAGAAAATCTTGTGTTAACCAATATATCCGTTCACCCTTCTTATCTTTAAAAAAGTCTGGTTCTCTTTTCAATTTAAATTGAACATTTTCATCACATAACCTTCTACTAGACCTTGGATGTATCTTTTCACCTTTATCACTAATATAAATTTGTGTCCAAATAAATCCACCATACAGAAAATTTGCAGCCTGATATACATAGCCAGGTTTTCCCATTATACCATCTGACCAGGTATAGAGAAATTGTTTCTCAGGACAATTTACTTTCATCCACTTTACAACACCAGATAACATTTGTGATTCAGAGTTTTTTGGCATCTCTGGTTTCATACACATTTTACCAATCTCATAATAATCTTTTGTATCCAAACCATCAAAAAGTTTTGCAATGGTTGCTTTGGGTTGAGTTCCCCACCCTAAAGTCAACGCACCAACCAATTCATCTTTCAAAAAACATCCTAGAAAATGTTTAGTAAGTCTGGGCATTATCTTAGAATAGTGATAAGTTTGAACCAACTCTGTAGAACCAAACCGACTTATCTCTTTTATTTCAAAATCATACTTCACAATTCCGAATCCTGAGCTTCGTTATAAAGTGACTTCATTCTCTCCTAATTTAGAACTCGATTGTCAAATGGTTGTATCTCGTCAAGGCTACCCCATATCGTTTGCATTATCGCCTCAAAATCATCTTCATCAAGCATAACCTTGTACATGCGGATAGAATGTGTTATCAGAACCGATGCAACCTCTAGGGGTGTATATTGTTCATTAACACACAAGTCCTCTGTTAGTTCGTGAAGTTTGTTGTATATGTCTTTTATGTTTTGTTCATCAGGCAAC